ATTCGTAATTTTGTAAATGTGTGCCATAATTAATTGTATCCTGCTTGGAATTTATTCCATTCAATTGCATTTTTGATTTGATAAGTTCGTCCAGATATATTTCTGATTATTTCTTCTAAAAACTTTAACATTATATCATAGTATTTAATTTTCATATCAACTTTATTCATTTTATCATCTGCTTCAAGATGTCTTTGGATAGCGTCTTTTTCACGAACCTTATATGGAAATGGTTCCTCTACATATACTTCTGCTGGTGCTTTACCAGTGTAATAATTATATCTTTCCAGTCTAACCTTACTATATTGCTCTCTTGCTCTCTCACGTAACAAAGTGATTGTATTGTAGAGTGTGTAATACTTTGAGTGAAGTTGAGGTATTTTTAATGATTCATCATGTAAATTATCAGGATCGATCTTGGAATCTTTCTCCCACATCTCCTGAATTTGTTCAAGATTCATGTAACGCTGCTTACTAAGTCGTATATTGTATACTTGAATGTTGCTTCTGCTGTAAGATATTGAACATCAGTAGCAGTTGCATCAAAATCTAAAGATGTTAATGATATTGGAAATAGGTCATTAAATTTTACTTTAGCAACCTCTCTATAATTACTATTTTGAATACTTAGAGTTCCATCACAAAATGCTACTTTTGGATCTCTTTGACCATCAGAGTCAGTAATTATTTCTTTAAATTGTTTCCCAGACTCTGGAAAACCCAATCCTTTTAACCATCCATAAACTGCAAGATAGTTTTCCATATTTTCATCAACTAAGAAACGAAGAGTGAAATCTCCGTATGTTAGTCTTTCGCCTGGTACAGAAATATTTTTTAGATATGATGACTGTTGTGCAAGTTCAAGGTTCAACTCTGGTATTCTAGCAGAATTTGAGAAAAAGTCAACCTTTGGAAACTTAGTCAAATTAAATTTGAAACCAACTCCTGATAGAAAATTTCTATTTGCTATTTGTTTTCCGAATGCCGAACTAGTCATTATCTTTTTGATTATTTATTGTCTTTGAGTAAAATCAATTCCCTCTAAGTGATCAAACTCGTGTTGAAAAACTCTTGATGCCATTCCACTTAGTTTAATCTTATGTTCCTTTTTATCCTCATCTTCATATTTTACAACAATTTTATCAGGTCTGTCAACATTTATAATTTCATCTGGAAAAGATAAACATCCCTCTTCACAATTAACTAATTCACTATATTTTTTTACTATCTTTGGATTGAAGCATACTATAACTTCATTATTTTCTAAGTCTCTTACCATCGCAAACGCTCTAACATCCATACCTATTTGATTCGCAGCAAGACCTATACCCTCATAATGATGCATATTTTCTACTAAAGTTTTTGCAACAAAATGACGGTCTAAGTTTACACTACAAGGTTTAACCTTATTATGTAATATTGGATGTGTGTTAGGTGTTAGTTCTAGTATCATCTTTCCTTGGATTATTTAGAAACCAAGAAGGACCCTCCATACAGAAATCTATATAAACCGTTTTTGCATAATGAGTTCCACGATAACACAGAAAGGCAAAGACCTCATCTCTGTCGTGCTTCTCTTCATTCCATTCTGGCATTATTCCTCTACCTAATAAGTGTAACATTTGTCTTAACCTCCTGTAACATTATTTAGGTTTCCAAACATTGACAAAAAAAGAGACCCCCGAAGGAGTCTCTGGATATCTCGAACGAGATATTTATTACATAAGGTTTGCAACCTTAACTCTTCTGTAGTAACGGTTTGTGTTACGTGTAAGTGTTCCAAGTCCCTGAGTAGTTCCTTGTGAGAATGGGTTCTCAACCATACCATATCTGGTCTTGAATCCAATTTTTGGTTGGAATGTATCCTGACCAACCGCACGAACCATCTGTAGAGGAACGTATGGGCAGTAGAATAATCCAGCGTCATAAGGAGATGAACCTTTGTAACCGATAACATAGTACTGAGTACTTGATACGTTAGCAGCAAATGGGTCAATGTACACTCTGTACTTACCTTGTAACACACCAGCAAATGTATTGCCTGTGTCATCTACATTAAGGTTAGCGTTTAGAGCAGGTGTATAATCAAGTACACCAGCCATTGTTAGTGCAGAAGCAACGTCTGCGGAGCACATAATCATGTTACCCTTTCCACGACGAGTTCTTTGTGCGATTGCGTTAGCATCTCTTTCCATCTGGAAAATAAGACCCTTGAACTTCTCAACTGACCATCTTCCGTTGGAGTCTGTGTCTAAGTCGAATGTTCCACCTGAAGCAACGTTTGCTTGTGCTCCTGGTTCAGCGACGTTATAGATTGTTCTGATAACTTCTCTGTTGATTTCAGCAAGTATCTCTGTTGAAAGGATATTTGCTAACTCAGCTTCAGCGTTCAATCCGTGGATTGCCTTAAGGTCTTGAGCAAGTTCTAAACTGTACTCTGCCTTTAGTGCTCTAGACTTCGCAGTAACTGTAACTTTCTCGATTGAGAATGCCATCTCGTTGAACTGATCGCCTGTTGCACCACCAAGTGCTTCAGCATCTGCTGTTGACATACCTTGACCAACTGCATAGTCACCTTGAGTAGCATCTGTTGATGGGTTAAGTGCTCCAGGATTGTTTGCATGCATTGCACCTGGTGAAGTTGTACCGAAACCAACTGATGTTCCATCAGATGCTTGTCCAGTATAACCACCTTGAGTAGTACCATTACCATCATTCTGTGCTGAGAATGCTGTATCTACTTCATCGAAGAATGTCTCGTCTCCTGACTGAGAACCCTTACGTGATCTCATTGCGAAGATAAGTCCTGTTGGGCCATTCATTGGTTGTACACCAGCTAGGTCATATGCGACCAAGTTTGGCATTGAACGACGAATAAGACTAATAAGTACAGGGTCAAAACCAGCTGTTGGTGAACCACTAGCTGATGATGCTGTACCACCGAAAGCACCGCCTGATGATGCAGCACTATTGCTTGGTGATGCTTCGTATAGGAAGTTATTTTGCTCCCTTAAAAATTTTTCTTGATTCTCCAAAAGAACCGCAGTAACCATTTTACGATGTGCATCTTGAATTTTAGGTGCACCATCATAACTTAGAATTGGATCCCACTTCTCTTGAAGATGTTCAGCATTGAACATTTCCATGTGAAATTTACCTCGTTAAAAGTGTTTGTTTAAAAATTTACTAAAGAATTACTTTTTAGTGATTCTCTGAAGTGCTGACAGATAATTGTCCATAGTTCCAGTAGATTGTACTGGTTGCTTAGACTCTTCTGATAACATCTCGGAGTCGTCACTTTGAGTACTAGCAACTTGTCTTGTTGGGAAATATGAATTTCTCAATGTAACTAGTTTCTCACGGTAATCGGATTCACTTTCGAACTCAACACTTTCAGCAAGAGATGCGAGTTTGTCTTTCTGAGTAACTGCTAGTCCTTCAGAAACGTCACTTAAAATTCCATCTGATTTTGACTCTGACAATCTCTTGGTCAAACTGACATTTTTGTCAATTTGCTCATTGAGTTTTTCTTCCATATCATCTAATTTATTTACCATGTTCTCAAGTACATCATATTTGTCTTCAGGGATTGATACATAATGTTCTTCAAATAGACTCTTCATTCCAGTTAGGAATGACTCAGACATTTCTGCCTTGAGCCCTTGCTCCACAGCAAGAGAGTTTTCCTCTAACCATTCACCAGCTACATATTCTAGGTAAGAGTCCACCCTCTCGGTGAGCTCAATTTTACTTGCTTCTAGTCCTTCTTGTAATGCTTCCTCATATTTTTTCTCCATATCTTCTTTAATCACTGCAACTTTTGAATTAATTGCTGTTTCAAAAATCATTCTTGCTTTTTCCTGAAACTCTTCAGATAGTTCCTGACCAGCAATTAATGCATTAATATCATCATCAACATTAACTTCAATTGTTTCTTCTTCCTCTTCAATAACTTCTTCTTCATTAGATGCTATTGCTTCTTCAACTTTATTATGAAGTTCGGATTTCTCTTCTGAAACTTCTGGTT